GACGAAAGCGCTGATCACGGATCGTCAAATCCAGATCAACAAGAAATTCGTCAACGAGTACATCATCGAGAATTGGCTTCATATCCTCGCGTCCTCCAACTCGATGAAGGCGCTCAAACTGAGCGAGGAAGATCGGCGCTGGTTCGTTCCCCGCGTCACTGAAGTTACGCGATCAGCGGCTTGGTGGACGGAGCTCAACCAATGGCTCCTTAAAGGAGGGCTCCAAGCTATCGCGGCTTGGGCCGACGAATGGGTTAAGGAGAACGGAGCCGTTGAACCGGGATCAATCGCGCCAGCGACCCAAACGAAAAGCAGCGTGATCAACGAAGGATTGTCCGACGCCGAACAATGCGTGCTCGCTTTGTTCGAACAGCTCAACGACGAACACGGCGTGGAAGCCGATGTCGTATTGGCCGATCAGGCGGTCATCGAATACGTCGCTCAACAACTTTATGGCGGACGCCGCCCCGACTACATGATCAAACCGCTGACCGTTCGGAAGCTGGCGCGACGGAGCGGCTGGCACGCGGCGGAGGGAAAGACGGGAGCCCTCCCCTTCAAAGTCCGGGGCCTCCCCTCGACGATCCTCTGTCGCCGGGCGGACACCGCCTTCCTAGGCTCGAAAACGGTCGGATCGTCCGGACGAAAGCCGCTCGATCTCCAATCCGTAGGGATTTCAATGTGATAAGCCTAGAAACAAAAAACAACTTTTCACACTTTTTGGTACTATGCACGATTTTGGGGAAGAAGAAGAAGAAAAATATATAATTAGAAAGGGGTGCAAAAACCGCAAAAAGTTGTTTTTTGTTTCTGGCGTTCTGGCGTCCGCTGTTTGTGGGGAAATTCGTGAAAAACGATTTCTTGCGATTAGAGGCGAATTTCCGTTCTAGGCTTCTTGAGATGTGGGACGGGGCGTCGTTTCGTCTGGAGCCGGGCCTAGGGGCGTCGCCCGGCGCTCCGGACCTCGTTCTAATGGTGGACGATTGGTTCGCGTTCGTTGAGCTAAAGACTGGGACGAAACTAAGAGCCGGTCAAAAGCGTTTCGCCCGCTGGTGCGCGCGGGCTGGCGTGGCGTGGGTGTGTATCCAAAGGAAGGCGAACGGCTCATTGGTGTTTGTTGGGCCGAACGGAAAACAAGCCTCAATAAGGAGAGACATTGATGAACTTGAAGCAAAAGATTTTCGCTTCACAATCGACGCAGTCCAATGACTATCTGATTGTTGCGTTGCCTTCGTTCCGGCGCGCTGCTGAAATGCGTCTTGCTCAGTTATCCAATCTCGTTGTGCGCGACGTTTCGTTTCCCGTTGAAATTCGCGTAGGGCGCTCGCGCGCGAGGAAGACAACCTACCGCACAGCCTTCCCCGGCTATTTGTTCCTAGCGCCAGCGGAGGCCGCAAAAATACACGTCTCGTCTCGTCCGCTTCTTTGGACGCTTCCGGTGACTTGTTCGGATGAGGAGTTGGACGCTTGCGAGCGCATTTTGATGAATAATCCGAACGCAGATCGACGCTGGCTGTTTGTGGGCGATTACGTTCGGGTAATTGCTGGACCTTTCTCCGGTTTTTATGGCGTAGTCAAAGAAGCCCCGTTGAGGGGGATCGTTACGTTGCTAATTGAGCAAAAGCTTGAAGCACAAATAAGTGTTGCTTTTCTCGCCAAATCGAGAAAGAGGGAAGATGCAGCTTGATGTGGCACTGCCACCGGCTCCGGGCATTTTCGTAAAAATGCCGCTGAGCGAAGCTATGCCTTAGTCAACGGGAGAGATGAAATGATTTCCTTTCTGGGGAAAACAGAGAGTTTGCGCGAGCGATTGAACCGGGCCGAAGCCCTTCAAATCGAGACGCGGAAAGTGTGCGACGAAATATCCCGCCAGCGAGATGCTTCAATCAATCGCGCGGTCGTTGCGGAGCGGAAGCTGACCGATCTTGAAAATGCGATTGCCACTGAGAAGGCGATTGTCGCTGAAATGGAGGCGACGTTGCGTCGTGAACGCGACGAACGCGCGAGCGAAGTTGCTGAGCTCAAGAAAGAGCTTTCTGAATATAGCATCGAGGTTACGTCCGCTCACGAATCAATCGCCGCGATGGGAGACGCATCGGCAGCGCTGGCGGACATCAACAAGCAAATTTCTTTGGCAGGCTTTTCCGACTTCCCTTCGTTGCTGGCGTTCGCTCTTGAGTTTGACTCCGTCGCCAAGAGCCTAGAGACGCTTTGCGAATCAATCGAAGAAATGCGAACAGAACTCCGCAGGGCAAGCGGTCCCCCACCGAGTGCGAGCCTTGCGGATGATGGGCAGGCTCCAGCGGACGCAAATCCCGTTGGCGCTTCGTTGGAGCCTGTTCCAATCGTTGAGGAGTACAAAGAATGAGCCGGGGTTTCGATTATGGCGCGGCTCGCAGTAAGGCGAAGTCGACCGATTCAACGATCATAAAGACGGTTGCCAACGATAGTCCGAAGCCGGACAAAGAAGCCCGCACCTATACGAGGGCCGAACTAAGGCACGACCGTTGGAGGACGGCGACGCTCGCCAGCGTCTTCTCCTTCACGGCAGGCATTGTCGCTACTTCCTTCATCGCTTTCTTCTGGGCCTCGTGGGGGCAAGAGACGGCGAGTAAGCGAGCGGTCGAGACGTTCGCTCAGGGCGTTGCGGTCGGGCAGGTCGTTGGTACGGACCCGGACGATAAGGGCGTAAGCCCTAGACAAACAGGGCGAGCGGGCGAGCCTGCTGATGCTCCCCTGCCATGACTAAGGGGAGTGACGCTCGATCAGATAGGGCTAGGGCATATCGGCGTTTGTACAAGACGTCGGCGTGGCAAAGCCTGAGAGATACGCAGCTGTCACTCCATCCCCTTTGTTTGTTCTGCGCAGCAAACGGACGCGCAACAATCGCAACGGTGGTCGATCACATTCGACCGCATAGGGGCGACCCGTCGGCCTTCTTCGACATCAACAACATCCAAAGCCTTTGCGATGCCTATCCTTGGCGCTGCCACAGCGTGGTGAAGCAGGAGCAAGAGCGCATCGGATATTCGTCCGAAGTCGGATTAGACGGCTGGCCTATCGACGCAGCACACCGATCCAACAAGCGGAGCCGGGGCGGGTGAAAAGTATTTCGCCCACTTCAGCTCGGGACCGGCGCGGGGCAGAAAAATCGACAACCATTAAATGACGGGGTCACTCATGGCTATTAATCCGATGGTGGGCCGTCCACGCATAACGGACGAGAAAGCCAAGCTAAAAGGGACAAAGACGCAGGGAAAGCCGCTCAACACGTCTGTAGTCCCGCGCAAACCGATCAAAAAGCCTGCTGATTTGAGCAAAGAAGCAAGCGAAGAATGGGACCGCATCATCAATGATATGCCTCCGGGGCTTTTCAAATCGGTTGATCTCGCAATCCTTCGCGTGTATTGCGAGGCTTACGCGACGCGCGCTGCTGCTTTGAGGATTGTTGAAGAAGACGGTTTGATGGCCGTTCGCGGCGCAAATCAGTTGATGATCCACCCTGCCGCTATGCTCGCCCGCGCTCAATCTGATTTGATGATCAAAGCGACCGACCGTTTGGGCTTTTCTCCTGTTGCGCGCGCGCGAATGGCGGCTCCGGATAATCCGGAGAAGGATGATGAAGACGATCTCTTTACCAAGCCGAATTGATCCCAGTGACCGCGCGACGCAATACGCAGTCGACGTTCTCAAAGGGCGCATCGTCGCCGGGCCGCACGTCCGCAACGCCTGTCGCCGCCATATTGACGACCTAAAGAACGGCAAAAAGCGCGGCATTCATTGGGACCTCGCAGCCGCAATTCACGTCTGGCGTTGGTTTGAGCAGATCATCAAGTTGAGCGAAGGCCAGTTTGAGGGCAAGCCGCTCGTCCTTCATCCGTCGCAGGCGTTCATTTTGGGCTCGCTTTTCGGTTGGAAGCGCGCGGATGGAACGCGACGTTTCCGCCGATCCTACATCGAGCAAGGAAAAGGCAACGGCAAAAGCCCTATCGCTGGCGGCATTGGCCTTTTCGGAATGACCGCTGACGACGAAAGCGGTGCAGAGATTTACGCAGCGGGCTCGAAGAAGGAGCAAGCCGGCATTTTGTTCCGCGACGCCGTGAAGATGGTGAAGAAGTCGCCAGCGCTGGCGAAGCGCCTTCAATTCAGCGGAGGCGAGGGGCGCGAGCACAACATCGCGCACGTTTCTTCCGGCTCCTTCTTCCGCGCAATCTCGCGCCAAGCTGGCACGACCGGCTCCGGGCCGCGTCCGCATTTCGCGTTGTGCGACGAAGTCCACGAGCATCCCGACCGGGGCGTCATGGAACTGCTGGAGCGCGGCTTCAAATTCCGCCGCAATCCGCTTCTTTTCATGATCACGAATAGCGGTCACGACCGAAACTCAATCTGCTGGGAAGAGCACGAGCACGCAATTCGCGTCTCCGCAGGTACGATGACCCCGGACGATGATTTCACGTATATTGGGGAGCCGGTCGACGACACAACATTCGCCTACGTTTGCGCGCTCGACAATGACGACGATCCTCTTGAGGATGAGTCTTGTTGGGAGAAGGCGAACCCGCTTTTGGGCATCACGATAACGCACGAGTATTTGCGCGGCGTCGTGGCGCAGGGCAAAGCGATGCCCGGCAAGTTGAACAATATCCTCCGTCTTCATTTTTGCCAATGGACGGATGCGGACGAAGCGTGGATCACGCGCGAAGCGCTCGAAGCCGTCCTAGATGACTTCGAGCCGGAGGACATCGAAGGACCGGCATATGCTGGCGTCGATTTGTCCGGCTCCCGCGATTTGACTGCGGAAGCGTTCGTCGTTGAGGAAGGATCGCGCGACGGCAAGCCGATTTACGCGGCTTGGGTCGAGGGTTGGACGCCAGAAGAAACAGTCCGGGAGCGCGCTAGGGCTGACCGCGCACCATACGACGTTTGGGTCAACGAAGGCTTCCTGCGGACAACTCCCGGCAGCTTCGTCAAAATGCAATTCCCGGCGGCGCATCTAGCGGACGTTCATTCGCAACGCGGAATTAAGATGGTCGCTTATGACCGCTATGCGTATCGCAAATTTGAAGATGAACTCGCAGATTACGGTTGCGAAGTCCTTCAAGTCGAGCATCCGCAGGGCGGCAAAAAGCGCGGAAAATTGCCGGAAGAATTGGCGAAGGAAGCGGAGTTGGATCGCGTCGAGAAGCCGTCCGGGCTTTGGATGCCCGGATCGCTGGCGACGCTTGAAGAATTGATTCTTGATAAGCGCATTCGCATTCGCCGTTCGCCGCCTTTTGT